ATTGCGCCCATAACAACGGCGTCTTGTTCTACTTGCCTAACTAAGTCGGCAGATACCGGGACGCCTGACTCTCTTCGTAATTCGGTGCCACGTTTTTTGGTGTATACTGCGCCCGGTTCGTTGTTGATTTGATCGGCAGGCACTCCGCTGTCTTCATCTCTAATCCAAATAGGATTACTCATCAAACGTAAACCTTGCAGCATTGCATACCGATTTTCGTTCAACGTCTTTTGAATCTCAATAATATTTTTCACTTCACCGAAGCCGTGCCACGTTCCATTTTTATAAGCATGAACGTTAACTAGCGGGATCATGCCGTCCAAGACTTCGGGCGCACCATCATAAAGGATGATTTCGCCAACATTGATCAAAACACGCCAATTAGTCGCATATTTCGGTTTTTCTGCCTTGGGGTTTTCTTCAAATAGAAGTTCATGCGTCTTTGCATGGTCTTGGTGGATCTCAATTAGAACACCTAACATCTCGTCTTGTTTAAGTGCCTCGATATCTTCCTGAGTAATTTCACTAGTAGGTACTTGCAAAGCCTGGGATAATATTTGAATAAGTTGGACGGCGTGCCCCTCGAGATGCGCTTCATGATTTTCATAACGGTTTGCCCTTGGGTTGATTCCATTCATTAACTCTTCATTTTCTGCCTGAATCTCAGCAAGCGTCTCCTCTTCAGGGATGGGAATGGTGGAATAGTCCCGCAGCCAAGTCTCTTCTAGTATCGCCATGTTATCGAGATTAAACTTATTGCCTTCCTGTTCTGATTCCCCAAAAAAGTTGCTGTCAAAGCTCTCTGTTTGGCTTTTATCAAGAATGTCCCCCTGCTCGGTCATTGTGATACGTTGCGGTTTAATATCCTTTGCTTTTGCGCCAAACCTACGCTTAATTTCATCAATCTTTGTCGGCACCTGCATTATTGCATAGTTTGCCTTGTCGATTGAAACGGCAGTTGGGTCAACCAACACTTGCCGCCACGGTAGAATCTTAATAATAATTTCCCCGTCACCATGCGCAGCATCAGGGTCAAAGTCAGGATACAACCACCCCGACCATGAGACTAAAGACGATCTGACCACCTCCTCCAAAAGCGAATCTACGTTATTAAAATCAAAGACGTTGTGAATTGCAGACTGCAATAATTCCGCGTCTTGCTCTCTTCCCTCTTGTTCTGCCAAAATATCAATGCCGGGGGAACTATCAGTCAAGATCGGGACTTCCGTCTCGATAATCTTCAATATCTCATTACGGACAGGTCTATTTTGCCCGAATGGCCACTGTTTGCCGTCGTAAAAGTCCTCATATTGCTTTAAGTCTTTACGAAAAGGCTTAACATAGGCGGTAGCTTCTTTAACAAGCCGTTTTTGCTTTTTTAAAATGTCTTCAGATTTTTTTACCATACCAAAAGAGTAATTGCCTCGCATCTAAAATGTAAAGCACTTAATTGTTGAGGCGCATTGACAAAAAAGGGCAATAGTTTAATGATTAGTTATGCCTATCTACGAATTTAACTGCACTCTTTGCTCAACCAAACTAGAATACCAACTAGAATCTAAAATTGCCCCTGGTTTGGGCGCAATAGTGAAGTTAAAATGTGTCGAGTGTGGCGGTAAGCGCATCCAAAGAGTGATGAGTAGCGCACCGGCAGTGCGAATGGGTCAAGTAATCAAACGGCAGCGAAAAACATTTGACGGCTTTGGTTGGCACGATGGTTTAAATATGCAGTTTAAAGGGCCTAAGCACTACCGAGAATATTTAAAGCAAGAGGGGTTAATAGAGCACGGCAACGAGGGACCACCGCAACACAAAGAAGCAGAAGCGCCGCCAATTGACGACGAAACACTAAAAGAGTTTGCAAAAGCTGGACTAAAAGTGTCTGGCCGGGAAGCGGCGGCACTAAAAACCGGCGAATATATGAAAAGTGCAGAATTTAAGGCAGATGTTGCTAAATTAAGCCAGTCTGACTAGTACCAGCTATTTTTATTCATTTCTTTCCTGACGTCTTTGCTCGGTTGGTATGCACCCCGCTCGCTGTCATCAAAAATTATCTCATCAACCCTTGCCTCTACTTCATCTATTTTCTTGGCAATATTGAGTGAATATTTCTTGTCCTTGGCGTAGCAAATAACTATATAGCCAACTAAGACAAGCAGGATCGCCAAGCAGACAATGAGCATAATTAAGAGAGCTCTAAGTTCTAATTCCATTCTCGCACCGTCGTTTCTTCAATGTCTGTTAGGCGTCTCTCTATTTCGACAAACCTTAGCTCGCATTTTTTTTCGCAACCAGGTAGGCCCTTAAATCGTTTGCATTTCGCCACCCACCTAAAACCGAATCTCTTGATAGTTTGGCGGTAAGACCACAAAAAAAAAGCGGCGCCAGGAGTATCATCAAGACCCAAAACATGACCCGTTTAAATATTGTAACAATTGCGTCAACCATTAAAACCATCCTTTTGAGTTATGCGTTTGCGTCTCGAATTGTTGCAGCGTCGCCTGCTTTATCGCTTGTAGAGCAATACAGGCAGCGACCACCCTGTCTTTCCCGTTAAGACTAACATTGCCGGTCGCATCCCTAGTTATACCCCTCATCTCTTTTAAAAGCAAAGCGTCACGGATGACCACTTCGCTATCTCGGTGCCTTGCCTGGAAGTAAGCCAACATGTCCAACTTATTTTTGGTAGTGGTTCGCCAGCCTATTTTTTTCTTGATCTCTTCTGTTCTTTCGTCCCTGACGTCTCTCTCGTAGACGTTCCAGTAGTTCGCATTTTTGATTGCTGACAGTGTTGCGTATCCCATGTTATTGATTTCAGGGGCAAGTAGCGCGTTATTGTAAAGCTTCCCTAGTGCAACCAGCAGTACCCCGAACAAGTCAGGGTCGATTTTCCCATAGAAGCTGGCAACCTGGTTTAAATTCTTATCCAGCACAAATGCGGTAGAGGCGTCGCCATGTTCAAGCCCTTCCGCAATGTCGGCACCGATCGCATATGGTGTGCCATCTTTTGGGATATCGTAGACCTCTAGGCATGTGCCATATTGCTCTAGCAGTGTATCCTTAAAAAAGTGCAATACGTCAAACTTGACCACCGGGTTAGCTCTTAAAAACTCAATTTGTGATTTCAGTCTGTCTTGATCAAACACTGGGTTACCGCTTGATAAAAAACTCTCTTCCGCACTTAAGGGATAGTCCTGCCTAAACCTCTCTTCCGGCGTATAGATACTGCCAGAAGTCTCCCCTGCATCCTTAGAATACTCTCTGAGCTTGTTTCGCCTCCACATCAATTTTCGAGGGGTGAGTTCGCTATGTGTTTCCATCATTTTGCGTTCAAGTTCGTTTGGCTTAAACCCGTCGCTATTCCACTCATACTCGGGGTTTTCTGTCCAGCTAATAAAAATAGGTACCGAATTTGACTCGCCCGCATCAGCTTCGCACCATGCTGAATAGAACGCCCCGCCCTTGCCGTCCATACCGTTGGACGTTGTCTCTTTAACTACCGCCGAGAATGTGCCGTCCATCAAGGGGATTGAGTTACCCAGTCCCTCGTCAATCTTGGAAGCATAGTCAAAGTAAGCGTGTTCTGTCTCATGGGCAAGTGTAGCAGTACCAGCACGTCCAGCGTTTGGATCTTTGGCAGTTTCCGCTTTCATCCCACTATCTAACCCCGGATCGTCTTTAATTTTGTCGCGACTAGGGTTTTGAAACATCACTTCCCTGGTGTTATCTGCCTCAATCATGGGGATTAGGTCGGGGTGCAGGTTGGCAAGGAATCTCTTGTATATCCCAAAGACCTCATCGGTACGCTTTGACTGGTCAGCTATCAACTTCCCTTTCATGTGGTGGTTGGTAACCATTAACCAGAAGAAAACGGCGGCAACAGTGGTGGAGATCCCCATCTGTCGTCCCTTACAAATTAACAGCCTCACCGGCTCTTTGTTAATAAACGCCTTTAATATCGGGTCGATTATCCGGCGCTGGTACGGTCGTGGGACGAATGGAACCAACCGCCCGCCCTTTGCCTCGATCATTAAAAAGTTTTCAGAGAAGGAATAGAAATCCAGGATGTATTTATCGTAAAACTCTTGCAGTGCGGTTTTATTCATACCAACTTGATTCGCTCTCTTGCTATGTTAAAATATTTATCATCTTTTTCAACGC